GGATTATCTGGAACACCATCATTATTTGTATCGGCAAAAGTAATATAAATGCTGTCAGCACTTGCGTATCCGTCGGCCCCTACAATAGAATTATGTACATACCATGAAGAATCTTGTCCCAATGGTAATACTGTATTAGGTCCAGCATTAGTCTTTAATATTTTTATATTATCTCTTATTACTTTTCCAGCTTTGCTATCAAATACATTCAAGTCTTTATCAAAAAAGAAATTTGTTTCTGCTGGACTGTGAAAAATATATTCTAATCCACGGTAATAAGTAGTATATTGTTCAGATGCAGCGTTATATGTAAATCTTAATAACCAGCTATCATCTAACTGAGTTCCACTTTGGCTACCTATATTTAATAATGAAAATGTATTTTGAATAGTACTTGAAGTGGAATCTATTTTTAAATTTTCTTCGTAGATTATTCTCCATGATCCTCGTACTGCATCATATTCTAATCCAAAATTTTTATATGTGTTTATTAAGTCAACAAGCGCAGTAGTAAAAGCAGTGCTTATGTAATTTTTAAATACAGGAATTATATTATAAACTATAGCATTAGTGGGTACTTTTACATTCAAAGTTACTGGTCCTACACCAGTAGAAAGATTGCCCACTCCGCGATTTGCACCATCACCAATTACATTAGTAACCGATGCATAAAGGAAGGTTTTATCATCCAGTCTTATTGCTTGCCCTGGAACAAGGTTATTGTTAATATCAAAATGGAAGTTTACTGGTGAAGTAAACTTTATAATTGCGCCTACTTTTAAAAATGTTGCTCCTGAATTAGATGCTGCTGCACCGCCAATTAATGCTGGTACATTTAATTTTTTGAAATATCCAGTTGAACTTGTTGTTCCGGACGTAGTTGAATTCCATGTCAATCCACCCGACGGATATGCAGGAAAATTAGCATAATAGAATTGTAATAATTCTTGAGACTTTATCACCTTAGCAATAGAAGTTGTTAAAATTCTGCGTATTTCTATTGGTGATAAGAAATTAAATTTTAAATTTCTAAGGTAACTATTACGATACAATACACCATCTTCACCAAACATATTGGTACTGCTATAATTGGCAGTGGCATCTAGTGTGTCTAAATATTTACTTAACCCAATACTAGTTCTGTTTAATGCTTTTACTTTAGATACAGAACTAAAAGTAGTATAAGGTAAAATATTATAATCTTCACCTGTAATCATGCGATTCTGAGTATAATATTGTTGAGGAGCTTTTTGCTTTATATCATCAATACTTTCTCTAGAGGATGCATTGGCAATAGTGTACCCCAAACTGGCTCTGAATGTAATAGTTTCTATTCGGTTAGTACGACTAACATAATTAAATGATATTGTCATTGCCTGCATTGCGTCAGGCGTAATCTTATACCCTAGACCATTAGCTGTTCTGTAAAAATATCTGAATTTGCCTTGTGGTATATTAGAAAACGCTCCATCACCAAAAACTAAATCAACTTGATCTCCGGCTTTGCTGTTAACTTGATATAGATTTCTAGCAGATGTACTATTATAGATAACATTTATTCCAGCAACTGCTGGGACAGCCGTCCATAAAGTTTGTAGGTTACCATTTGAATCCAAACTATATAACCATCCATCTGCATTATTAATACCATTTATATCTACATTAACTATTTTATTAGGAACAACATCAATTATTGAGAAATCAAAACTGGCAAGATTTCCTTGCTTAAAGTAAAAGAAGAATCCAGTGTTATTACTAGAATTTCCCAAATTATCATTTTTATATAATACATTAAATACTCCACCCAATTTAGGTGAGGTCTCATAGATATATGGTTTGTTTGCAGATGAAGAACTAACTGCTTCAAATGCAGTTTTTGATCCTTCAATTGAAGCGTCAAATTTATAAATTGGCAACACTGATGGAATTAAATTGATGCTATACTCATCATTGGCAATACCATTCAATATTTGTGAATTACCAGGCTTCCCTACTATTTGACTGTTAACTAAACATGCATTAAATATTACAGTAAATTGTTCTAGCCAATTCTCATTAGATGGATCATTCCATGATATAGGTGTACCACTAAGATTTATGCTATTACTATCATATACATTTTCACTCGTAGATATACTGTCTACTTTTAGAAATCCTGATGCGGATATTGCTCTTTTTGGATTATAACTTATTAATCTGGCTAGTTTTAATACACTATCTCTTCGTTCAGCCGTATCTAAAAAGTTTTCTCTGGCATTAAGATCGGTCCTGAATGCCAAACTTTGTCCCATGAAGGCGATAAGGTCTATCAGCGCAATAAATTCGCTACTTTCAGTAAAATCGTTGAAATCTTCTGGGTAATATAACTTGAGATAATCAATCATACTCTTACGCAGAGTCTCAAAATCATAGGTAGAGAAGTCAGCTTCTCGGAAGGTCTGATATAGTTTTTTCCAATTTTCTGCTGCTAGCAGGCTGGTTTGACGAGAAATTATAGCCATTGTGTTGTATAACTCAGTTTATGTATTTATTTTAGTATAAAGTAGACAGTTAATTGATAACAGATAACCGTTTAGAGTCTCGGTCAAAATTCAATGTCATAACAGCAAGTTGATTAGTTATAACATACCTAAGGTTTAATATGATTTGAATACCATACTGATATTCAGTAACTGATAATTCATCAACTGATAACCGTGGATCATAATTAACGATAGTTTTAATATCATTGATTATTACATCTTTAACCGATGAGGTAAATGGATCAAACAATAGATTCCATATAATGCAACCAAAATTTGGGTTCATTAATTTTTCACCCTTGCGGATATAAAAATGATTGATGAGGTCTTGCTTAACCAAAGCAAAGTCGGTTACTTTAAATTTACGAGTCCTATTGTAAGTACTAAATCCAGAATAAGTAGTCATATATATATTTATGCTGGTTTTGCTAGTACATCAACTGCGTATCTTCCTCTATTGAAATAAGTTGTACCTGAAGTATTGTTAGCATCCTGACCAGCGCCGGTCTTTCTCCAAGTGTTAGCTCCACCTGCACCTAATAAATGACTAGCACTTAACATTCCAGCAACAGTACATTGATCATCTCCACTTTTTATTCCCTGTTTGTTAACCAAAGTAGAATAATTTGAATTTAATAAATTAAGCATGGCAGTTTCTTGTACACCTGGATTAGCTAAAAAATCTTCCTTTGAATTAATGCCATCTTTGCCGCGCCAACTTGAAGGATAGTTAACTGCATTATTACCATATAAAGCAAGTGCATCTCGCTTGATGTACCCTTGATCTGATAACACTGCTGCGCCGAACTGATACTTTCCAATATAATTATACTGGTTAGTAGCCTTGTAATTTCCACCACTTTCGCTATATCCTATTTGTGTCATCAATGCTTTAGTTTGTTCTATAGTTAATGGACCTACTGCACTTGCTGGTGTAGGATTGCTAGTGTTATTCATATAACTACTAGGAGCCCCCTTGCTTACAGATGCATTAGCTGCAGCAGTAGGCCCAGTATCAGATGATCCACCACCAACACATTCAATTGGTTTAACATCTTCAGTAGGAGGATCTCCTTTAGTTACATCTGCATTTTCACTGCCTGCTGGAGTAGGTTGAACTAATGGTCCGGTTAGTGCAGCATTTGGTGTCCCTGTTTTTCTAGCCCAGGGTTCATGTGTTGGAGCTATTTTAACAATACTGTTTAATGCACCAGTAGTGCTTATCCATTTACCATCTTTAAGTCCAGTTTCACTTAATTTGTTTACTGTGATAGGCGCAGGTTGAGTAACTTTTGGGCCTTGTCCAGAATTCAAGTTTATAGCTGATCCAGTAAATTTCAAATCAGCCACTGAACTGAAACTTCCGCCCTCTGCGGCATTTAAGTCTAATCTTCCAGAACTAGCCAACCCTATACTTCCAGCATACAATACTGTCTTATTAATGCTTGTTAAGTTTATATCTTTACTTTGTAAATTTATAGCTTTAGTAGCAGATAAGTTAAAGGTTCCACCTGCATTTAAATTAATGTCTTTATCAGCGTGTAAATTTAAGTCCGCTTTTGTTCGTATATTGACACTACTAGCACTGAATACATTTAAATGTCCGCTACCTGTCATTTCTAACCAGACACTGCCATTACTATTTCCAATGTACAGAATTTTTTCCGAGTCATTCATTAACAGTTGATGCCCACCCGCTGTTCGTAAGCGTATCAATCTGTCTTTGTCATTGGTGTCACCATCATCCATTACAAATTGATGCCCACCTTTTCGTGTCGTTACGATATCAGTTGCATCTTCCTTGAATGGGCGACCTGGAGTGCTTATCCCAAATACTGTACTAGGTGTTTCTCTTTGGCTACTACTGCTAATTGTACCTCGTACTGTATCTTCATCCAATCCTTGAGTGAATAGAATCTTAGCTTGTTCTTCATGTAGAGGCTTCTTGAGAGCTACATATTGTGTCCAATCTACATCTACATTTTCATTGAACTCAACAACTGGCATTATTTTTTTAGCGTATAACTTTTGGACAGTTGGGTCTTTAATTTTGGTATCATCTATGTTCTTGGCCCCTGCTAAGCCAGGAACCATGTGATGCCCTAATTGATTCGGCACACATGCGAACCAATATCCTCTCATAGGATCGCCAGCTACAAAAGTACAAAGTACCAAATTTCCTATATCTGGAACAGTAAACCACATACCATAGGTATGTCTAACTGTAGTAAATGAATTTTCGGTTGGAGCTGTTTTACCTGGAATAGAATTCTGTTGAGTAGTACTACCAAAGAATGGACTAGCATAGCTTACTGTTCGCCAGTTACTGGGATTAGTTTCGTCACCTGCGCCTAAGTCAGGAATCCAAATTTGAAGTCTACCCGACATGGTATAGTCAATGTTATTGACAATTTTACCAATGTATGGCCCTGAATCAAGTCTTAGACCGGGACTATCCTCTCGTCTTACATATTCCGGAACTTTTTTACCAGAGCGTTTGTCACTAGCCATTTGTTATCCTAATCCCATATCAACTACATTACCATCGCCTGCTGTACTAGTAATAGATGTAGTTGGTGCTGTTTCATCAATTTTCTGCAATGCTTGTCTGTTAAGGTCTGGGGCAACATCAATAACATTTGCTTTCTTATTCTCAACCGCTTCTACTTTACCCACTTCTTTATTGGTGGTAGGTGTAGTGGTAGTGGTAGTGGTGGCAGTTGTAGCATCAGTTGCATTCTGCATTTGTTGAGCTTCTCCTAACTTAACTGTCGCTGCGGCAGCATCAGCAGTTGTTTTCGGATCTGCTGCTCGTTGTGTAGATTCAGTTGGTGGTGTATTTGAATCATATTTTGGTTGATCTAATAATCTAACTAAGTCAAGAGATTGAGTAAATTGTCCTTTATCAAACGAATTTTCAATAGTTATGATACGATAAATTCCACTGAATACGCTAGTACTATACGTCTCAAAATCCATCAATCCAGTGTCTTGATTTAGATCAGACGGGGTTCTGAACTCTAATAATGCAAATATTTCCTGAGTGTCCATCGTTAAGCTTGAATGCTTATCTATCGCCAGGTCTTGACCCTGAGCTACCATATTACTTGGATTAAAAAATAAGTCATCTTGTTTTATAAATTCAGGATCCCCAGAAATTTTAAGTTTAACATTTATCATGTCTCCTCTACTACTTGACATCATTGATTTGTGTAAATCATTTGCGTCAATAGTTTTCTTATCTTGGGTAGCATTAGTAGTATTGGCTGAATCTGCCTGCGCTGAAACATTTTTGTACTTATTTATTGCGATTGATGCCTTCTTATCGGTATCAGTTGAAGTTGTATCTGCATTATTTTCAACTGTTCCCGCTGCTTGTACTTTTATAGATTCACCTTTGGCGGCGTCTGCCGTCAATACAGTAAAAAACATACTATCAAAATCAATAGAAAAATCAAGTATTGATTGATTTAACCCAGTATACATGTAATAATATTCTTTTACACATGTAGTAGGAAGAGATTTAGTAGCGTTTGGGTATTTTTGATTAAAATAAGGAATTTTTGTAATATAATATGTTATTGTTTTTTGATAAACTCTACGTTTCTCATCAAACGTACCTAATTCTAGCCGTGGTACGATTTTAAAAGAAAATATAGGGTCATTTTCTGTTACTCCAGTGGGTGGGGGATCTTTAATTTGCTTTTTGAAAAAATCACTATTTTTTATTACTTGATTAATTACTTCAACTATAGATGTTCCTGCATTTATACTGAAGGTTGATGAGTCGGGTTCTACTATTCCAGTAGGCACAACATTGAATTTTGACCTAATAGCATCAGCACCAGTTCTGTTTTTCATATTGGTACTACTTGCTGGATTTCTTTTTGGATCAACTATTAATGAATTTGCTATATCATCATCAATTACAAAATTAAATTCATCTGCAAATTGTTGGTGATTATTTTTTACCAATTGTTTTTCATAACTATTAATTGCGGCAGTATAGCTATAAGTTTTAAACGCTGTATTGTTATTTGATTGTACGGCATCTGTTGCTCCTTTAAGGGTATCTGCTGTTCTCTTTCCAGCCTCTGCCGTATTACTACCTAATTCACCCATTGAATTAACTATATTATTATTTGTGTTTGCTTCTTTAACCGCAGCATTAGCAGCATTTCTACTATCTACAATTATAGCAGCCTGGCCTGCATCGCGAGTAGAACTAAAAAATTCTTGAATATTTTTAGCTTGCACTTCAAAGAATGCAGGAGTAGTACAATTACTTTCTGAATAGGCAGTATGTGCGTATGGTACAGCATCAAATTGATATTCTGATCCTCTGAGGCTAGCTTTTATTTTACAATTTATTAATTTTATTGGTATAAATTTAGTCTGTTCAGTGATAGGGCCCAATGGTTGACCTTTATCACTATTCCCATAAAAATCTACCTGCAACATAAACGGAAGTTGATCCCAATTTTTTGCCTTTAATGTATCAGCTACTGCAAGTAATCGGTTCATTAATGTAATACCATATGGTTCAATTATGGTAAAGTGAACCTCTATTACATTTGTGCCTCGTGTTCTGGCATTAAATCCAATAATTGTCATAAATTTTAAATTGTCAAAATAGAAATCTTCTATAAAATTTGCATCTCGTTTAAAATTTTCACCTTTTCTACCAGCACTAGCTATTAATACAGTTCCCTGTCCACCATCAGTTACTGGTATATATTGATAACCAGGTACAGTAACTAACTTGTTGTATATACTAGGTGGTAGAATGTGTAAGCTTACTCCATATGTGTAATTTGCATAACCATCTAATGGATTTTCTCTACCACCATATCCTGCTATTACCTTACGAGTAACGGCTGCTTGTTTACCACCCACGTCACTCTGTGCAGATTCAGATGCAGGTTTTTTTAATAAATCAGTGTTTATTCCTAATAATCCAAGATCAGCCGTACCAGTTTTAAACGCGGAATCTAATTTTGTTTTTTCCTGAAAAGTTATTTTTTCACCTACAGTAGAAGCTAATTGTTCCGCAGCTACATTATTGGCAGCAGTGACTTTATCTGCTGCAGTAGTCAACGGATTAGCTGCTTGCTTACGAGCGGCAGTATCTGATGCAAAAGTTGCTGGGGTAGTTGCCATTTATAATCCCAAATAAGTGGTCAATGTGTTTTTGTTAGGAATGTATATAGTCTGTCCAGGAAAGAAATCAAATATCGGATCTTTTATTACATTTGGATTTCTAACAGCAAATACCCACCACAATGATGAACTTCCATATAAGTCATTGGCTAACATATCAGGTCTATACTTGTATACAATACCTATTGTATACTCAACATCAGATGCTAATTTAGGTATCGCTCTATATGATAGTATATCAAGAAATGGGCCAAAAGTTGGTGTTTTATAATAAGGACTAGTTTTTGAATAGGCTGCTGACATTATATAAATCCTCCTTGCTTGACCAGTCTACCAGCAGCAAAATCTTCTAAATTAAACTTAGATATAACCTTTTTGCT